GTCGCCGCGCTCGCCCTGCTCGCCCTGGTCGCCCTGGTCGCCGGGCGGCCCGGTCGGGCCGGTGTCGCCGGGGTCGCCTTGCGGACCCTGCGGCCCTTCGGGACCTAGCGGCCCTTGCGGTCCTGGCGGCCCTCCGGGGTCGCCAGGCTCACCCTGAGCGCCCGGAGGTCCCTGCGGCCCCTGCGGGCCTGGCGGTCCTGGTACCGAGCCCGCGTAGTCCTGCTGACGCGGCACCAGGCCCATGTCCTCGGTGCTGGTGGCGCCCGCTGGTACCTCGATCGTGCCGAGCAGCACGCCCGGCCCGCCCGAGCCCTCCGGGCGGACGGCCAGGCGGAACTCGGCCTGCTCGGGGTCCACGATGACGGCCCACAGCTCGTCGGTGCGCTCGTCGTCGGCGTCGCCTGGCTGCGCGGCGGCCTCCAGCGTGATCGGCGCCGTAAGCACCGCCACCGTGCCATCGCCGCAGTCGGCCAGCGCGAGCCAGCCGGGGTCGATGACCAGGTTGAGCCCGCCAGCCGGGGTCATGGTGACCGGGGTCACGATGCCCGTCGAGCGGGCGGCCAGGGCGGTGATCACCTGCCGGTCATCCCACGCCGCGTACCGGCCCGATTGTCCCCAGCGGAGGAGCTGCGGCGTGCTCACGAGCCGATGTCCTCGACCGTGATCACCTGCGGCGAGCCGGTCAGGCCGCTGGCATTGACCCGGAACGTGGTGCCGTTCAGCAGCGCCCACATCCGCCCCGAGAACACCCGCTCGAACCGCACGTCGTTGATCGCGTGGCGGAACACCCATTCGACCTGCGCCTGCTGCAAACCGGGGGTCACCCCGGCCACGTACGAGAAGTTGAAGGCCGCATCGCGGGCGAGCCCCGCCGTGATGGCCGCCTGCCCCGCCGTCCGGTAGCCGATGCCGATGCGGCACTCCCCGTTCTCGCGGAAGTTGTTAGGCGCCGACACGAGCTGCGCCGATGCGGTGGTGTACCTCACCCGGTACCACTGGCCCGGCTCCATGAGCACCGGATCGGAGTCGAGGCCCTGCGCCACCGAGGCCGGGAAGCTGGTGCTCGAATAGACGTTGGTGTTGTTCTGGCCCCGGTAGGACATCAGCCGCCGCTCGATCGCGGCATCGACCGGCCGCAGCGTCATCGCGGCGGCGGTGTTGGAGTTAGCCGGGGCGGCGATCGTGGCCAGCGGAATCCCCGGCCGCCCGGCCACCTCGGCGGGACCGATGACCCGCAGCTCGAACGTGCCGTCGTCGGGGTTCGTGTCGGCCCACACGTAGTCGGTGCGGCTGTCGGTCGCCGGGCCTGGACGGGCCTGGACGATCAGCTCGTCGCGGCTCCCGATGACCGCGCTGGTGAGGTCGTTGCAGCTCGCCACGCCGACCCAGCCGCCCTCGATGTGCACGTTGAGGCCGCTCCCGGCCCTGATGTAGACCGGCCGCACGAGCCCGATCCGCCCAGCGGTTACCGCCGTGATCACGGCCCGGTCGTCGGCGGCATCGTAGTTCGCGCCCTGGCCCCACGCGAGCTTGCCTCCCGGTGCTTCGCTCATCGGACCTCCCTAGTCCCTGCCTGCCGGAACCCGCCCTGGTGGAACACCTGGCTGGCTTGCTTGCTCAGCGCCGTGATGGCGCCGTTGACGCTGGTCCGGGTCGCCTGCGGCGGGCTCGTCAGCGCCGCCGACCAGTTGGCGATGCCGGTCGCCGCATTCACCTCGACCTGGAGCAGCCGCGCTTGGAACTCCACGCCCTCGGGGATCAGCGGCGTGACCGCCCGCACCGTCACCGTGTCGCCCGGCCCGTAGGTCAGGATCGACGGGTGCGACTCGGGCGGGGCGCCGGTTACCTCCTGCGCCGGAATCGAGTTGATGACCGTGGCGGTGTTCGACCGCTCCCACAGCGTCGATTCCAGGATCGTGCCCGGCCAGTCATCCACCGCGTCGAGCCGTGGCAGGTACGGGTGGTTCGGCAGGTAGGTGATCGCCACCGGCCGCACCGCGCCCTCGGGCGCATCGCTGGGCAGGTCGCCCACCGCGAACGTGTACGTGCGGAGCTGGTCAGAGTCCATCTGGAAGCGGTAGTTGAGGATGGCACCGGGCACCGACACCCCCAGCCCGGCCGAGTCGCTGCCCACCCTCGGGTACGCGATCCGCAGCACGCACTGAGGCCGCCCGTTCGCCCCCACCCGGTACTCGGTGCGGAACTCCGGGCCGTCCAGCACACCAGACAGGTTGATCAAGAGCTGGCCCAGCGACCCGCCCTCCAGGAACTCGTACTTGCGGCGGCGGCCCTTCCCTGGCCCCGGCTCGGTGCTGATCACCACGCCAACGTCCTGCACCGGCTCGGCGAGGCGCCGCGCGATGGCGGTCTGCTCCACGGTCACCTCGGGCGGCCCGGCACTGCCGAACTCAAGGAATGGATGCTGGTCCTGCTGCCTGCGGGTCAGATAGCCGGGAAGCTCGATCAGCGTGAACTGCACGTGCGCCGAGCCGTCCTGGTCCTGGAGCCCGGTCGGCACCCCGCAGAAGTAGGGCTCACCCGCGTAGTAGGCCCACACCCGCCAAGACCACAGGTTGATCAGCGTCTCGGAGTCCAGCCCGCACGGCAGGTTCACCGTCATGTTCCCGTGCCCGAACGCGCTGACCCGCTTCACGCAATAGAACGAGCTCACATCGACCATGCCGAGCTGCCGGTAGGGCGGTCGCATCGTCTCAGCCCAGAACGTCCACTCGCCGGGCAACTCCGTGGCCGGGAGCCACGGGTTGATCGGGATGGCCCGCGGATCAGGCACCGCGCTCCTCACACCCACGTTGACCTCCACGCCAGCACCACCGAGCCGCGCCCGCCCGCGCGGAGCGTCCACCGCGCCGCCGCGCCCGCAGCGACCACCATCGGCCGCGAGCCGGGCAGGACCATCGACGCGCGGGAATAGCCGCCTGGTGCCTCGGCGGTCAGGTTGGCGGTGGCCACGAGTATCTGCACCCCGGTCTCGACGGTGGCCAGCCGGATACCGCCGATGCCGTCTGTCAGCAGCGACTCGGACAGGTCCCCGGTGTAGGCCGCGTAGACCGGGGCGGGATGGTTCCCCGTGTTCCGCAGGAGCGCCGAGTTGGGGATGGCCCCGGCGTAGCGCCACGGGTAGCCCTTCGGGTAGTCGCGGCCGGTCGCCTCGGTGATGTTGGTCAGCTCGACCGTCTGCCACGTGCCCTGCGACAGCGCCGGGTCGGCGGCGGTCAGCGACACCTGGTAGCGGAACCCGGCCGACCCGAGCCAGTGCACCCGGAACTGCTCGCTCCCGGCCCGCACGTCGGCGGTGAGCACCCGCTGGAGGTCCCAGTCACCGACCGCGAACAGCACCGGCTCGCGGGCGGCGGCCCGCACGGCGAGCTGGTCACGGAACCGGCCCAGCTCCTCGCGCGGCCCGGTCACCGCGCCCGACAGGACCACCGTGCGCTGCCGCAGCACCTTCGGCCCCCACGCCGCGCCGTCGCTGATCACCCGCGCCACGTCGTTGCCGTCGAGCGGCGGCGAGTCCAGCCAGCCCTCAAGGTTCGTGACGACCGCGCACAGCCCGCTCGACTGGTCGCCCGTGTTGAGCCAGAGCCCATCCCACACCACGGGCGTCAATTCGCGCAGCGCCTCGCGGGGCGGCACCTCGTAGGTCCACTCAAACGTCCGCTCATAGCTGCGGACCCTGGTCGCGGCATAGAGACCGACCGGCATCCTGCTCATGCGAGCCCTCCCGCCGTCGCCCACGCCAGCTCGCGCGAGACCAGCGCCGCTAGCTGCTGCTCGTCCATCCCGGCTGACGGGTAGACGTTGATCGTGGCGCCGCCGCCCGCGCCCGCGCCGAGCCCGCCCAGGTCACCGAACCCGCCGAGCGGCGCCCCGACAGCGGGCATCTCGATATGAGACGCCCCGGCCAGGCCCAGCTCCAGGCCCTCAACCATGTCCTCGCCGTAGCCCCGCGTGATCCGCGACGGCGAGCCGATCCCGAACGCCGACTTGAGCCCGCCCAGGATCGGCCCGGCCACGTTGGACTGGAGCCACCCGCCCATGCTCTGAGCCGCCGATAGGCCCTGCTGGAGCCCGGCTATCATCTGCTGGCCGATCGGGGTCATGGCCGCCGCGTCGAGGCCCTGCCTGATGGCGCCCATCACCGGCCCGGCCACGTTCTGGTTGATCCAGCCGCCCATCTGCCGGGCCTTCTCTAGGCCCTTCTGGAGACCGGCCACCACCTCGCCGCCGATCGTTATGGTGATGGTCGAGGGCGAGAACACCCCGAACCCGCTCTTGATGAAGCCGACCACCGGCCCGGTCACGTTGGAGCCGATCCAGCCGCCCATCGACTTAGCCGCCGAGAGGCCCGCCTTCAAACCTTCAACCATTGACGAGCCCGCCGACTGCGCCTCGCTGGTCATCTTGGACCACGCCCCGCGCGCCGCGTCCACCATCCCGCCTGTCGCGGACTGCACCGCCGAGAGCGCCTTGCCGAACCCGGCCGCGACGACCCCGCCGATGGCGCCCGCGATCTGGCCCGCCACCGCGCCCAGCTCGTGAAAGGCCGGGATGAGTCCGGGGCTGTTGCCGGTGATCCAGTGCCAGAGCTTCTGCGCGATCCCGATGAGCCATTCGACGGCCTGCCCGAGGAGCTTTAGCGGGTTCACCACATTGAGCGCCGACTGAGCGAGCACCGCCAGTTTCAGCGGCACCTCGATAATCGGCACCAGGACCTTAGTGGTGATGTCGAGGAGGAAGCCGATTACCTTGATCACGCCTGTTATGGCTGGCAGGAGCCCCGACATGGCGCCCTCGGCGCCCTCGGCGCCGCCTGCGAGATTGGCGCCGAATAGCTTGCCGATTTGCTCCAGGAGCGGTGCCAGGTTCTTTAGCGCCGGGCCTAGCGCGTCCCCGATTGCCTTGATGATTTCCCATAGCGCCAGGCCAAAGGTCTTGAGCATTGACCAGACCGACGACAGGGCGGGCTGGAGGCCGGTCCAAAGCGCCTGCCCCATTGCGATTACGCCCTCGCGGAAATCCTTGCTGGCCACCATCAGGGTTGCGATGGCGGCGACGATCCCGACGATTACGGCTCCTACCGGGTTCATCGCTGCGGGCAGGAGCCCGGCCGCGGAGCCCATCGACCCTAGCCCTGGTATCGCCGCGAGCGCGGAGCCGCCCATCTTGACCAGGCCGCCGCCGACCATCTGGATAGGCCCGAGCAGGTTCTTGAGGAGCCCGCCGAGCACGGGTATCTGGGTCAGCACGGACGGCGCCACGAGCGCGGTGATCCCGGCCGCCGCGCCCAGCAGGATCGGCCCGAACCGCTCGATGATCTTGAGCACGCCCTGGAGCTGCTCGGGCTTGAGCGCGGCGATCCACTTCGTCCAGCCCTCCACGATCCGGGTCAGCGGACCTACCAGCTTCATCACCGAGACCGCGATGGCGTCGAACAGCGGCCACAGGACCCCGCCCGGCTCAACCGCCTTGCTCAGCGCCTTGGCCAGGTCATACGCCTGGAGGATCAGCGGCCCGAACGCCTGGAGAAGCCCCTCGCCCACGCTGACCTTGATGTCGTCCACGACCCGCTTGAAGCTGCGGAGGACCTTGCCCGGCTCCTTCATGGCCAGCTCGTAGGCGCCCGCCACCCGGCCGCCCTCGGTCAGCACGGCGTTGAGGGTGGCCTGCGCCTTCTCGGCCTCGGTGAGGTCCTTGCGGGTCTTGCCCAGCGTGGCCGCGTACTCGTCCTGCGCCTTGGTCGCGTTGACCGTGATCCCGGCGTTGCGGAGGACCTGCGTGTTCTGGGTCGTGATGCCGTGCACGAGCTGGCTCAAGACATCGGTCGAGTTCTGGCCCGAGATCACCGCCGCGTCCTGCGCGACCCGCGCGAGGTCGCTGGCCTTGGACAGGTCGAGCTGGGACCGCACGAACTGCGCCGTGAGGTCCTGCGCCACGCCCAGCTCAATGCCCTGGTCCTTGACCGCGCCGACCACCTTGCGCAGCTCGTCGGCGGTCATGTTGTTCGCCTTGGCGAGGGCCTGGAGCGCGGCGTCCATCTCCGACGCCCGCGCCGCGCTCTTGAAGGCTTCCACCCCGAACGCCGACGCGGCCACCGTCGCCCCAGCGATGCCGGTCGCAACTGACTTGCCAACTGCCGCGCCGAGCCCGCCGATCGCGTGGAGGCCGGTCGTCATGGCGCCGCTGATCCCGTGCGCCGCCTGGGTGCCCGCGCTGGTGGCGTCCCGCTTGATGTCGTCGGCCATCCCACGGGTGTCCGCCGAGACCGGGACTACCAGCTTCCCGTAGCTGTAAGTCGCCACCGCGGACCACCATCCCCGGCATCCCGCCGAGCGCGGCGGCGGCCTCAGCCCACGAGCCGTGCTTGACCGCGCCCGGTTCCACGGCGCGCGGAGCCGCCGAACTCTCAACTCGAGATTTCCTAGCGGGCGGGCGGGGAACCGGCGTCGGCTTCGGCAGGTGCGCGCCCTTCTTGGAGTGCGCCTTGACCGTGACCCACGTCAGCGCGGCCACGTGGTCGATGAGGGTGGCCAGCAGCTCGGCCTCCACCGACCAGCCCTCGCCGTTGCGCAGCGCGGACGGCGGCAGCCGGTCGAGCAGCACGCCGACCCGCCTGGTGCTCACGGCCGGGTCGAGGGTATCGACCCCGTAGGCGAGCATTAGCGCCGCTTCGATGTCCGGGGCGAAGCGGGCCTGCGCAAGGGCGGCGAATTTGGGAGGGTCAACCCGCTTTGCTTGGCGATGGCCTCGAATAGCGTGTTGAGCTCGCCCAGCGTCAGCCCCGCCGTGCACATCCCGTCGAACGCCTCCGCGCCGATCAGCTCGCTTAGCGCCGCGTCCAGGTCGCCGTTGGCGAGCGCCCGCAGCGCGGTCATCGGCCAGGCGGTCGCGGTCGGCACCTGGTAGGCGGCGCCCTTGTAGGTGAATGCGAACGGGCGGCCCTCGGCCTCGGTCGCCGCAGCCTCAGCAGCGGCCCCCAGGTCGAACGCCCCGTTCCCGTTCGCACTAGGCCCGGTCACGCCGCCTTTTCAGCGGCGGCCTGACGGGCGGCGGCGGCCTTGCGGGTGAGCGGAGCGGCGCCGCCCGTGCCGCGCGGCCCGAGCTGCACGTAGCCCAGCAGCCCGCCGTCATCCAGAGCCGACAGCGTGCAGTCCAGCGGCACCGCCGCACCCCTGGTGATCTGCATGTCACCAGCGGCGGTCAGCGAGGCCCGCCCGAACGTGATCCGCATCACCCGCTCCGCGTCGGCCGAGTCGATGCCGACCGCGTGGAGCCGCTGCGGCGAGTCGCTGCGCAGCTCCATGTTGATCGACCCATCGGCGGCGGCGGCGGGCTCCTCCATGTCGAAGTAGAGGCCCAAGGTCATGCGGTTGAGCTGCCACAAGATGAACTGGAGCGTAATGCTGCGGCCGGTGATCACCGAGCGGATCGGGACCACCGACTGCCACGGGGTGATGTCCTCGGTGTCGGTCGATGAGCCCACGGTCGGCCCGTCGTCGGAGAGGTAACCGAGGATGCGCCACGGGTCCTCCCAGTCGTCGTCGGTGGCGTCGGGCGGTTCGGTGCCAGCGGGGGCGAGGTAGATACCCGGCCCGTTCGCGGTGCCGACCTGCACCTCAGACGGGTTGATGTCGAGGCTTGGCGGTGCTGGAGGCATGTAAGGCTCCTTCGGTGAGAGCGCCCGCGTCGGGGCGCACGGGATGCACGCGGATCTCGAACCGCGTCGTATAGCGGGGCTGGCCGTCCTCGGGATCAGGCAGCCAGAACGGCCCCTCGGTCGGGCGCACCATGCAGATGCACCCTTCGGGCCACGGCACCTCGGCCAGGCCCACGATGATCTGCCGCGCCCGCTCGGCTATGTCGCGGGCGGCGGGCTTGCGGCGGTGGCGAGCGTCCACCTGCACGAAGTAGGCGTAGAGCCACCCGAGCAGGTCAAGCTGTGTCGCGGCGAACGTGAACGCCGTCACGTCGCCGGGCAGTCCGCGGAGCGCGTTGATCACCCACGCTTCGAGGTCGGGCTGCACGACCACCGGGGCGGTCACTGGGTGGTCCCTGCGGCCAGCGCCCGGCCGAGAGGCGCCCTCGCGGGCTGGCTCTTGGTGCCGTACTCCACGAACCGGGCGTAGGGCACCGTGTTCGTGACGACCGTGGTTCCGGGGTCCGAGTAGCCCGGCGCGGTGGTCCACGAGCTGGCCATCCGCCCGGTCAGGCGCGGGGTGTTGGACGCGGCCCGCGAGGCTAGCTCCTGCGCGGCCCGCGCGATGTCGGGCTGCACGCACAGCCGCAGGTTCCGGTGGTCCTCGCTGGAGACCGTGAACTGCACCTCAGCCATGACGCGGCCCCGTGGTCCTGGCCGTCCAGCAGTCCAGCCCGAAGCGCATCGGGTCGATGATCTTCCGCACCTGCGACAGGGTGTAGAACTCGCCGCGGACCCGCACCGAGCAGCCGTCGTGCGGCTCGGCGTCGAGCGGCAGGAACAACAGGCCGTCCTCCACCCGCGCCGGGTCGTGCGGACCCCGGCCGCCAGCATCGGCGCCGCGTGGCTCCGAGAACCCCTGGTTGAGCTGGAGGTTCCCGGTGCCGCTCCAGCGAGGCTTGGCCCCATCGGGCGGCGGCTCGCGCCAGCCGTGGTCGTCCAGCTCGCCGGGCTCCCACAGCTCCACCTGGTCGGCGGCGACGAGCAGCGCGCCGCTCATGG